GCGGTGAAGTCTTTGACCTTGACACCTTCACGAGACGAAAAGTGCTCTTTCTTCTCGACCTTCGGTGACCAGAGAAACGACGGCGCGTTGCCGAGATCGAGAAACTCCGCGCTGCCGTCCTCCATGAACGACACGATACCTTTGCCGATGTGATAGTTCTGGATGCTGGGCGAAGCGGGCATAGCTTTATAGCTCCCTTATCTGGAGTGAACTTGACGCCGGGTTGTTTTGGGGGGACGGGTTAGAGTTCGCTGGGGATGAGCGGATAGCCGAAGGTCATCTGAATGATCATCTTGCCTTCCATAAACCGGCCCTCTCCCAGGTCGGTTTGCGCGCCGGCAAAGCGGATGCTGCCGTTGCCGCCAAGAATGGTCGCAAGCTCGCCGTCAAACATGATCGCCTTCAGGATCACCATGCGCATTGCGTTCAGGTCCTCGCCGAGCAGCTCGTTGTCAGGCTCGCGCAAGTCCATGACGACATAGATTTCCGGCGTCATATCGACGAGTTGTGGGCCCGCGGTCAGCCGGCCGCGCGATTGCGCCACGCCAGGGCGTGCGACCTCACCGGCATCGAGCAGCATTATCGCCGGCCGCTTCTCGGGTGGCATCTCGCCGCGGCTGCGCACGACTTCCTTGACCGGGATGCCGCTGGGGATCGTTGCCGATGGATCGTTGCGCCAGCTTGTTGCGATGGCGGTCAAGATTGCCAGAAGCCGTTGCAGGATCTGCTCGCGGCGGTCGGTCATTTGCCGCGCACCTGACAGTCGAAATAGAGAACGGTGCCGGCTGGACTGAGCGGCCGCACCGACACGATGCGAAAGCTCGTGCCGTCGAGCACCAGCCGGTGCAGCTCGGGATCGGGCATAACACCGGTCTCGGCAGCGACGATGGCACGGCGGTCGTCACGGCCGATCAGGGTGCCGTCGCGCTCGCGCACGCCGTAGTTTGACATGAGAACCGTGACCGCAACGGTGCTCGCCCCGTCGAAAGTCACCAGTTGTGCAGCGCGGCCCAACATTGCGACGTGGCTGGTCGCGATCGCGAGCAGCGCGCCGTAGTCGAGGGTCGGGAACACAGGGTTACTTCGTGCCCTTCATCAGCACCTTTGGCCGGGTGCAGATATTCAGCGGGTTCATTTGCACGTCGAAGTGGACGCCCTTGTCGTTGGGCATGTCGTACTGCTTGACGTACATGCGCTGACCGGGACGATTGACCGTCTCGATGTAGTCGGCCGGCGCCATGTAGGTGCGGAACAAGTTCGGTGTGCCGGTGGGGAAGAAGTGCGCGTTGTCGGTGCCAATGAACGAGGTGCCGGCAACATAGCCGCGGTAATTTTCCCAGGTGATACCACCGAACGGGAACGTGCCGTAGATCAGGCCGTCGAAGTTGATGTACGGCATCCGCAATTGCGCCGCGTCAGGCGTGTTCAGGAAGGTGGCGCGCACCTCCGGGTGCATCAGCAGCGCGTCGAAGAAATTGTCGCCGCAGATCGCGGTGACGCCGGTAAAGGGCACGCCGCCCAGGTTTTTCGACATGGTGCGGATGAGCGCCGTACAGGTTTGGCGCAGCACCCCGCCGACTGGGTTTGCGGCGGTCAGGTTGAAGGCAACGACCGGTTCCTGCGTCACCTCGAATTCGGTGAACAGGTTGAGCGTGCTGCCATCGGCATAGGTGACGATTCCCATTATCGCCCCGACGCGGGCATATTCCATGGTCACTTCCATGGAGGCGCGGTGGGTGACCATCCGCTCGGAAACCTTATCCATGACCATGTCGACTTGATCTTCGGCACCCCAGGCGCGCACGCCCTGGACCTCTTCGGCCATGATGGCGTCGTTGATCTCGAAGTGCGGGGCGCGCAGCACGCGCAACGCACGGGCCGGCTTGGGCAAAGTTGTGCCTGGGCCGCCGCGCGGCGTCGGCGGGACGAGGATCAGGACCCCGCCTCGTTCCTCGATCGCGATGTCCACTGTCGGCACCGACGTTTCGAGAAAAATTCCCATCTGGCCGACGCGACCCGGCTGAAAGGCGATTCTTTGGATCGCGTCGGTTAGCGTGATGATCCCGAACGCGGGATCGTGGAAGATGTCTTGCATGGCGGTGTCACCAGTGATTGGCATGGCGTGCGACTCCTTAAGAATGCGAAAGCCCCGCGGGTGCGGGGCTTTTCGAGGCCAAGATTATGAGTATTGGGCGCGTTTACTTGCGGTGTTGTTGGCCCCCGCCAGGAGCAGCGTCGGGCTTGGCGCGGGCGGCCCCGTGCTCGGCAACGGTGAAGTGCTGGTCACCGGCAGCGGGGTCGGCGCTGGCCGGCTCGACTTCGAACATGGTGAGGCTCGGTGACGGCAGCGCAGCGCCGCGAATGATCAAGAATGTCTTGGCCGTCTCGACGGCCGCTGCGTCCTTGTTGGCGTCGGTAAAAGTCGCTCCCCACGCGATGGCCTGCCGATTCAGCTCGGCGTCGCGCACGACGCATGCGGTCTTGATCGCGACCGCGCCCGCCACAGTGGTATCGACGCCGTAGATCGAATAACCGATCGGCCCGAGGCCGCCGGGAGCCAGCGGAATGCCGGTTGCGACCACGATGAGGGTGCCCGCCGGAAACTTCTGTCCCACCGGAATCGTGACGTTTTCGCGCGAGAGCTGGCCGTTGGCCTCGCTCATAATTGCTGCACCAGGGTGCAGGGCTTCCTTGAAACTCACCATTTGAATTGCCTCCTGTTGAGTGCGGGGTTGGGGGTTACGCGTTCAGCTTTGCGCCCGCGCGCTTCAGCGACCGGTCCCACGACTTTGGCGTATCGCGCGGATCGTTGACCGGCCCGCCACCAGGGACCGGCGGATTGTGCCGCGCTTCGAGCGCTGGACGCGCCACCGGACTCGCCGCGAGCGCCTTGGCCGCCACCTCGGGCGCCATGTCGGTGTCGAATGCAAAGACCATTGCTTGGCCTTCGCGGCCTTTTGCTTCGGCGTGCGTGAGGATCGCGCGGATGCGCTCGGCCGTGGCGGTGCGGCCTTGCCGCTCGCCTTCGGCTCGAGCCGCTGCAAGCGCTGCATCGTGCTCGGCGCGGGGAATCGTGTCTGCTGGAGTATTGGACATGAGTGGTCCTCCGTTCGTGGTGGTGGTGTTGACGCTGATCGCTGATGAGAGACGGGCAAGCGTCTCGTCGAAAGTGCCCATGCGGTCAGCGAGGCCGCGGTCGAGCGCTTCGGAGCCAATGAAGATGCGAGCTTCGGTGCCGCGGATCTTGTCCGTCGTTAGCGCAGGCCTGCCCGCTGCGACCTGATCCACGAACCGCGCATAGAACGTGTCGACCTCACGTTGCAGATCGGCGCGCACATTCTCTGATAGTGGGCCGAACGGATTGCCGTCGACCTTGTGGGCCCCGGCAAAGATCATCGTTGGTTTACGCCCTTTCATTTCCAGTTCGCGCGACTGGTCGAGATGCAGCAGCACCACGCCTATCGATCCGGTAATGGACGTTGGCGAGATCACCGTTTCGGTGGAGCTCGACGCCAAGCCATAGGCGGCCGACGTGGCCATATCGTCGACCACTGCGGTGATTGGCTTCTGCGCGCGCGCGCTGCGAATGCTCTGCGCCAGCGAAAACATGCCGGTGGCCTCGCCGCCAGGGCTGTCCATGTCGAGCAGAATCGCTTGCACCTTTGGATCAGCCAGGGCGGCGGCGAGTTGCACGCCGATGGATTCGTAGGACGTGAAGCCGGAAGAATCCTCGCCGACGGCGAGGCCGCGGTTCACCAACGTACCCACCACCGGGATGATGCCGACGCCATTGGCTCGGCGATAAAGTGGGTTCCTGCCGGACCCCACGGGCTCGCCGATCATGCGGTTTGCCGCCGGCCGCTCGGTCAGCGCTGCAGTCAACTCCGTCGGCGCGAGCGCGGGATCGACAAGCGCATCGATGCCGATGCGATCCGCAAGTACACTGGCGATCAGCTCGGCCTTGGCCGGGTGCAGCAGCAGCGGCCGGCCGATTACTCGGTCGGCAATGCGAGCAAGGATGTTCATGGTTGCGCCTTTCAATATGTGCGCGAGCCCGCACCGGAGCCGATTGCGAAACGGCGCGGGGTCGCGCCCCTGGCCTTGCGGCACAGCTCGTCGTAATTGCTGATGGCGCGCTCGATCGCGTTCATATCGCCCGCGCCGTACTGGATCGAAAAGCCCTCGATCGAGACGCTCAGCACGCGCTGTCCGCTCAACAACGCAATGCGCGCGGCCTGCAGCGCCGCCAGCGTCGCGCAGGGGTCGGTCACCGCGGCCGCTTGTGGCGGCACCGGCAACGAGCCGGGCTTTTGGCACATGATTGTGCCGACCGCCTGCGTGGTGATGGTGCCCGCCGCCAGCGTCGTCACGATCTCATCGCGGTAAGTGCCCTGCGCGAGCGCCGCAGTCAGGTCCGCGCCCACCGTGATCTTGCATAGGCCGCCGGTCGCATTGACGATCTCGATACCGTCACCCAGCGTCAGCGCGATGCGCACGGCGCGCGTGGCGTCATACAGATTCCATGCGATGTCGGCGCCGGTCAGATCGAGCGGCGCGCACGCAGCATCATGCAAGCTCGCGTCGAACTCCCAGGTCGAGCCGGCATACAAAAAGAAGTCGGGATGGGATGCGGTCAATGTGGCCACCGTTGAATGATGAAGGGCCGCGAGTTTCCTCGCGGCCCCGTTGGGTATTTTAGGCAGCGCCGGGCTCGGGCAAGTCGCATTGATCGCCTGGGCATCAGCATCATGGTGGCGACCGCCCGGCCAAGCTTTGGCGAGGATAATCCTATACCGCGCCGTGGATGCTGACAGCCCCCCCATGGCCATCAAGGCTGATCGCCGCCGCGTTGCCCTGGATCACGTATGCCGGCACGCACACGTCGATGGCGGTCGCCGCCATGCAGCCGTCGATGTCGCCGGCCGGTTCGCAGACGTCGATGTCGATGCCGAAGTCCTGCGCGCTGGCGCGGACCAGCACAGTGTCGGCGGCTTCGCTTGCGACCAGGTCGCCGACGATTGCCGTTTCGTGGAAGTTTGCAAGGTCTGACGCCTCGGTCGCCGCTAGCGTCCCGGATGCCTGCAACGCGACACTGAAGATCGCGCGGTCGCGGGCCTCGCTGGCGACGAGGACCGCACTCCACTGCGCGCTGCCGAGAAGTGCCGCGGTGTCTCGTGCCTCGCTGACTGCCAGCGCGCCGGTCGTGACCACCGCGCCATTGAATGCTGCAGTGTCTGGCGCCTCTGACGCAGCCAGTACGCCACTGACCACCAGCGCGCCTGCGATCGCGGCGATGTCGGCGGCTTCGCTCGCGGCCAGCACGCCGCTCGCGCCGAGCAAGCCGGCAATCGCAGCGGTGTCACGGGCCTCCGATGCAGCGAGCGCACCAGTCGTGACGACCGTGCCATTGAACGCTGCGCTATCGGGCTGCTCGGTCGCGGCCAGCACGCCATTGATTGCGAGCGTGCCCGCGGCGAAGGTCGCAACGTCCTGCGCCTCGGTCGCCGCCAGCACAGCGCGCCACTGCGCGCTGCCGGCAAAAGCTGCTGCGTCTCCTGCCTCGCTGGCGACCAGCACGCCCTGGTGCGCGACCGTGCCATTGAACGTCGCGCTATCGCGCGGCTCTGATGCGGCCAGCACCCCGCTCGCAACGAGCGCGCCATTGAATGCTGCAGTGTCTGGCGCCTCTGACGCAGCGATGATCGCGACCACATCGTCTTCGCCGAAGGCGCCCAGCGGCATGCTGCCGCCGAGCACCAAATCTTCAAGGTCAGTTTCGAACACCGCCAAGGTCGCTGACCTTGTTTGGTCAGCTTGGTGGTCTCTGCCGCATGCCCGTCATCAGGCTGGGATCGGCAAGCACTGGCCCCAATTCGGTGAGCCGTAACTGCACCG